TTATGAAATTAAGGTTAGAGAGAGAGACTTAGGTGCGCGCTAAAGTTATAATCGCAGGTTCATCATTGTACCCATAATACTTTATAGAAACTCCAAATAATCTTTGTAAAAAAGGATTTATCTCCTGGTTGATAGCTCTCTTCCAATCAGTTAGGGTCGTCTCAAAATACTCATAACCCCCCAAAATTCTGTTTCTATTCTGAAAAAATTCTACTGTGCGTAACCATTCCATAATTCTATTAACCTCTACAGCATCTGGTTTTTCTCTACCCGCGGTCTCAATGAGGTCAATCACATAGTAGCCATTCTCATCCGAGATTATATTGGCCTGCATATTTGGGTAAGTACCAATGTACGCCTCCATATCGGCACCACTTGGAAGTGTCACAAGTATTTTCCTAGTGTTATTTGATGTATTCGGGTTTGGAGTGTTATTTCTCAAATTGTTTGGGGTGTAAGCGGTTGGGTGAGTATGATAGGCAATATAAGAATTGTATAATAATTGATATGTTTCCGCGGTAATTGCACCCCTCAATTGCGAAGTCAATCTCTGAGGGTTGTTAAATTTTACCATAGTTTTGTTTGGATTAGGCCTAAATTCTATTTTACCAGCATACTCCCATCTGTTTCTAGAAGACTTCTTGTTTAAAGCCCGTAATTCATTTACTATACGCCTTGGTAACCTAATGTTAATCCTATCTGGAGTAATTTTACCAACTTCGGCAATCATAGATAAATCAGTTCTCTTTGGTGGTCTGTTAGAAGCGTTGCGGTTATTGATACGCTTACGCTTCCCCAACATACCTGGGCGTACTGTATTAATGTTCATCATGTTAGGAGGAAGTACTCGGTTTAAATTAACATTTCTACTGCCTTGGTTAATGTTCATAGGTGATGCATTATTTCGCCTGTTAGACATCTTAATTTAAACATATATTTTTATTAACATTCTAAAGACTAAGAGGATGCTAACGAAACCAAAATCCGTTCGCGGGTGAGGTTGAAGGTATGGACGCGGCGCTATTTGTTCTGGAAAGAGCTGGTCTAATTTTATCAGGTATGATTGAGTACAGTTTTTTTAACTCATTGCAGAGAGTCATATAGACATTCTCGGGGATTTTATCAGATATACTGTCTATGATTTGCATTACATTTTGAAGTACATTCATTACTATATTGTATTGTTTGACTATTTTTAATTATTTTAGGCGCTCTCGCTCAACATACTGTGAAAATGCTCACAAAAGTTCTGAAGCTTGGGAACGATTTCCTGGGTCCACATATCATCGTTCTTTTGGATGAGGTATGACTTACTCTCACCGTTGTACGTCTCCACAAGACGGCAGTATTCAATTCCATCCATCATCTGCATGTATGTCTGGCACTGAATTTCTTCATAGTCTCTCACACGGTTGAAAAGACCATTTGTTCGGTTCTTAATCTCAACTAGAATACGTGACCCATCCTCATTAGTTTGAATACGGTCAACTCTTCCAACAACTTGGTAAAGGGTACCCTCAATGTTACAAATGTCATAATTGTAAAATGTGTCGTCTTCACTCAGGTTTACAGCCATCTTATCAAACCTTGCAGTCTTAGCTTCATTCCTTGTTCCATGGTTAGTAGAAAGTGTCTTCCTAATATACTCCTTAGCCTTTAACATATCTTGTGGGAGGAGACCCGAATGTTCAATCTGGTGAAAAAGCTTGCGCGTCTGTTGCTTAACATCATCACTCTTCTCAGACTTAAATTTCTCAGCATCGGATAAAATCGCTTTTGTCGTTTCCATAGAGTTGAGAACGATAAGTGCCTCTTCTTCCGCAGTTTGACCTTTGAAGGTCTGAGGACTGTATTTCTTCCATAAATCTGAGATAAGCTCCGGTTGTCTCTTAAATTGACTCTTACCAATAGCCGACGCAACCGATGAAGCACCGATGATCACCTTTGGTACACCAATCTTTTTGAGAGTTCTCTCGGTCTGGCCGAGGAGGAATGGATAGACCCTACCACATGCAATACAGTCGGCGAGAGAGTTGTGAGCATTCTCAAAATCTTCGCCAAAGAGTTCCCTGTAAAGTTCTCCCAACTTAATGGGTTTAAAAAATCGTTCTTTGTAAAGATTCATCGTACATACAAAGTTAATATTGTCCAACAGTGAAAGGTTCAAATTATGACGAATCATCTCAGAACGAAGTACATTGGTGTCAAATTGTGCATTATGTGCAACGAGAGTTGTCGTACGCGGACCAATGAATTTCATAAAGTCTAGAAACACCTCAACAAATGGACGTCCTTGAAGCATAGCATGTTCTTGTGTGATACCATGAACCTCAATGGATTTCTCACTGATTTGAAAATCAACTGGGTATACAATTGCGTCAAAAGTATCAACGAGACGCCCTCGTGAAGAAAAGCGAGCCGCAGACAGAGAAACTGCACGACAACTATCAAAGTTCTTTAGAGTTTCTGGATTAACTTCAACATTGCGCCGACCTTCAGGTAGACCTGATGTCTCAAAGTCAAATGCAATGTATTGCATACAACTCATATTAAGTGTTAAGAGGTTAAAAACTTTATATCACTTAGGTTATAAGAATGTGTTTCCCCTTCTTTTCATTTAAAAGACCAGTTGTAAGAAATTACCGCAGATTTTACGAGTGTTCATGTGATTTATGTGGATCAAACTTTGACAGTATGGAAAGTTTAATTACACATATGGGTAGACATACAACTGACCAAATCAATGCGAGAAAAATGTCTGGTTATGGAACGGTCAGATGTAACAAATGTTTTCAATCATTTGATACCGCTGCTGACATGGATGAACATAGATGCAGACACGCTACTTCTGCGATACACGGACTTTCTCCGATCGCAAGTTCTGAAAGTCTTGAGTCTGTTTTGATTCACGAAGGGTAGGAAGGTATTTACATTCTATGATGCAATTACAAAAATTAAACTTTTCCATGAGCTGACGCTTAGATGCGAAACATTTTAAGGGTAAATAACTGTCATATCTCCACATACGTATTAAACGATCAATTGCTATAGTCATAACTTATTCTCACTTTTATTTCTTAAGGTCATTCATCTTCTTTATCTCTAACTGACCAACGACCTTCTAGAAGTGCTGAACGACGCTCCCAATCGGTGATCTTCATAGTTCTAGTAGGTGGTGTCACAAGGGCTCCTTCATTTATAATTCTACAACGGTACCCTCCAACATGACACATGTGTTCAAGTTCAAATCTGGAAGCGAATTGAACATATGGTACCAAATCCATTTCAGCTTCCAAGAGAGTCTTGTAACGAAATGCATCTTCAAAGTTTGTAAAAGCGATGATATGATCTTGAATCATAGCCTCACTGTCAATTTGTCTTATAGAGTAAATACCCGTGTCACCATCGTTGATAAATGCCAATACATGGAACATTCCGTCGTGAACAACATCATCAATAGGTTTACTATTGGTGTTATCCAACGAATAATAACAACGAACTGATCGTCGGACTTTCTTCTTTTTGTAAGTGAAAGAAGGTGCACGAAGTGCCGGACATTTAACGGCGAACATGATCCCAAATTTTTCCTACACTCCACTGGAGACCCAAGATTGCAATAACGTTTTGGCAAGCCTCAACTAGAGTGTTCATTTGTTTAATTTTAAATTAGTTTTGAGTCTACTTAGGTGATTTAGGTTCCAAAAGCTTTTCATTTACACAAACCCACCCGGTGCAAACATATTTTTTAGTTTCAGGTTTTATAATTGGTAAACCCATATGTACATATGTCCATGTAGCGGGAAAAAATAAAAGCTTTCCCTGTTCAGGTTGTATAAGACCACCACCACCGATACTTGGATGAAACGCCGTCGCACCACCGTCGTCGCACTGATCAAGTGTATTTAAATACCATAAAAATGTATATATACGCCGGTTATATCTCATATCATCATCATGATGCCAGGAATAATATTCTCCTTGAGTAGTTCTCTGAATTTGATAACCTATGTCATGTAGTGGCACAGATGGCACATTACCGGACAATTTTTTTATATGTTTTTCATACTCACTAAGTCCTTCTTTAAGTTTTTCGAAAAGAATTTTATCTATGTCGGCCCATTCGGGTAAAGGAGATATACCTAAATCCATACTTTTTTTTATAGGACCTACAATACCTGAACCGATTACACCCGGTAATAATCTACCATCCTTTTCAAAACGTTCAATAATATCTTCACATACTTCGGGAGAAAGATTATTAGGTATTTCGTAAACAAATTCCATCTATAGTTATCACAACTTTATTCTTTAATTCTATTCAAATGCGTCATCACCATAGAGATCCTCCATAAGTTCAAGCATTTCTTGGACATCTTTTAAGGCCGACTTTGTGGATCGTAGATTCCACTCCGCTAATTTCTTCAACTTCTTGTTAGTAGTTTCATATTTAGTAACCTTTTTCTGCAACTTTCGGATCTCTTCAGTATCACGAATGCTTCGTTTGCGCCTAGGTGCAGCCTCGGGCTTCTTCTCAACCGAATTATACACACGAATGGGGGTAGCAGAGATAGCAAACATCCTGTGTATAATTAGGGTTTTAACTTTAAGTTACTGTGTTTAACGGCGAGGTCTAGTTACCGAGCGACCATTATTGGGAGTACCATTTGCAGGTCTATTAGCAGGTCTATTAGCAGCTAATTGTTTAGCTTTGTTAACTATGGCATTTAAAGTCATGTTTGGTACATTAAGATTTCTTCTAAGATTATTCTTCTGATTTGGTGTGAGATTCAATTGATTGAGAGAAGCGTTAAGTGCTCTAGTTCTTTGTAATTTGATTGCGTTATTTTTGATAGTTTGCAAGTTAGAATTATTTTGATTCAATTTATTTACAAAGTTTTTTATATTGTTGTTAGTTAATCGTGTAAATCTTCCATTTGTCAGATATGATTTTAGATTTTGTTTCTTGTTATTTAGTGAAGAAGTCATCGCACGTTTCTGTTGGAGTTTGGTTGTACGTGCTTGTGTCTGTACCTTTCTGACCGCGTTTGCTCGTGTAGTGTTTGGTCTTATTGATTTTACAGAAGTTCTCGGTTGTTTTATAGTTGCACGCGTCACCGCACCCATTGGAAAATTTGGTCCTAAACCATTAATGATAGCTCCAATTCTACCCAACTTTTCACCGCTAATATTGTTTGCATATTTTGATCTTACTTGCACAAGTTTGTTAAAATCATCTTCTGTCCAATAGTCTTTGTATTTTATAATTGTATTTGCGACAGTATTCACAGTAGCAGTGTTCAGATTTTGACTATTTAACCACAGAGTTGGAAGCTTTCCAAGTCTAGGTGGTTTAGAATTAAGAATACTTCTCACTTCATTTTGATTTGAAGCACTAGCTCTTATTCTTTTTGCAATTTCTGATTTATTTGTTATCGTTGTCTGTATAGGACATGCCTGATTTTGGCCATTTCGTACGGTTACGCAAGATCCACGTTTATCCGTGAATG